AGATTATTATCTTTGTTTAGTATTGCATTAGTTAATTCATCAGCACTACAAAATTCACTGCCATGCAAACCAAAAGAAGCTAAAGCCCTACCTAAAGCTGAAGTCTCAGCATTTTCTAATGCACTTGTTTTATTAACATAACCAAAACTAAATTCTTCCATTGCTAGACCTGTGTATTTTCCTGCGTCACAATCAATAGTACATTTAACAGCAACTCTTTTGTCATCACATAATTCTGGTATTATATCTGTGTTAATAGTTGGTCTGTCATCTTTACTATGTTTTATAAAGACTTTATGTCTTGATGCTACAGTATAATATTTTTTTCCTTTCTGTGGCACTGGTTTTTCTTTTTCCAAATCAACCAACATACTTTTAAATTTTTCTTGTAAACTTTTCATATTGTTCCTTCCTTTCCTTTTGCATTACCAATGATTTCTTCTTGTTCTTTTTTCTTTTCTTCATCATAAACTTGCTTTGCTTTATCCTTGATCATTTCTTCAAGAACTTTGCTGTTTATAATTCTTTTTATATCCTCTGGCGATATACCATCACAGACTATCATAAAACTCCTCCAGTTTTTGTATGTCTTCATCTTGTATAGTGTTAAGTATGGGGTTATTTTCTCTATTTCTTATTTCAGACCAATCAATCCCAATCATCATGGCTAATTTTTTTATATCCCCATCTGCCATTCTTAACATTTCTTGTCTTCTTACATTAATCTGAATATATTTATTAAAGAAATACTTTAGTCCTGCTGGACTTAACTCATAACAATTATCTTGATTAAATATGGTGTAGTTTTCTTCATCTACATAAACTAAATGTGGTTTGTAATTAGGTAATGATTTTATATATACAGCTTCTTGTATGCAGTGAGTAAATTGTGGTGATTTAATTTTTTGTGATTTTCTCCATTTCCAACTTTCATTACCTTTCTTATCTTTGTATTTATAAACTGAACCAAATCTATTTTTATGTTCTGATTGTTTCTGCAAAAATTCTGACGCACAATCTACATATAATTCTGTTTCAATACCTAATTGTTTGTTAAAATATTTTTCATCATACCATTCACTAAAAAATAATTCACATTTCCATGTATCTAAATGTGCGTTATCAGATATTTCTATAAGAGCATTAATATGATTATCAACATAATCTACAATTTTTTCTTTTATAAAGTTTGCTTTAGCTATTTCTTTAGGACTTAAATCAATTTCTATTAAACTTGTACTAAAATCTTCTTCAACATCTTTTAGATACATTTTTTTTTGTAGTATTTGTTGAAAATAACCATGTACTTTTGTTCCTGCAAAAAAACTTATACTTGGTTTTTGTGGTTTAAATTTTGCGTATAATGCAAAAGGATATTTTATAAACCATATACTATCTGTAAGTGCTGATTGACTTGCTGATATAGTTGCTTTCTTGAAATCACCCTTGATCCAAGCTTCATCTATAAACCTTTCTGACATAGACAACTTATTTACTATTTAGAGATAGATGTCAATAAGTATTTGCAATTAGTTTTAGAATTGTTATAAGTTATATACAAGATATTGTTATAACAATTAAGGGTTGCACTATATATGGATTATCCAACTATTGAATTGAGGTGGGAAGAAATACTATCTTCTGCTATCACTGGTCTTTTGCGTCAAACAGAAAGCATGAGACAGAATATAAGTTGGGGTCATGGAGCAAACTTTGATATTTATAAGCAATGGGGAATGACTATTTCTGGTTCTATCTGCGAACAAGCACTTGCAAAAAAAATGGACAGCTACTTTCCACATTCAGTTAACAATTTTAAAGGTTCTGATTTACATATTGACGGAAAGAGCATACAAGTGAGGTCGCAACTTATGACAAAAAAAACCAACAATCTTATCATAAGACAAGGGTATAAAGAAAGTGATTATTATTTTTTAGTCGGTGATGATACACCAAAATATACATTTTTTGGCTATATTTCAGCAAAAGATATAACTAAAAAAGGTTCATGGACTAACTTTAATATTACAACAAGACCTTATGTTTGGTCTGTACCAATAGAAAAATTAAAATCAATAACGGAGTTTATAAATGAGTGATAAAATAGAATGTAGATTATTAAAACCTTTTGGCTCAACAATAGCCAAATCATCTTTACCAAAAGAATTAATAGAAGATTTTTTAAAAGATTTATACGACATAAGGAAAGACCCAGACAAAGCAAAACAATATTCTTTTGGTCATAAACTTGCTGGAAGTATATATAAACAATTATTAATTAGTCCTGAAGTTATGCTCAAATGGAAACAAAAATATTTTGACCACATCATAAGACATTATGTTGAAAGCCATTATAAAAATAATAAAATGGCTAGGTGTGTAATAAATTCTGCATGGACTAACACACAAAAGAAAAATGATTATAACCCATTGCACACCCACACCCATTTTACAAACAAAGCTTTAAGTCCAGATTTATCTTGTGTTGGATATTTAAAAATACCCAAAATGAAACCTTATATTAATGCACCGAAACATCATCAAGTTGGTGGTTGGATTGAATTTTGTGAGGGGTCTGAAAACATTTTTAATAATGCTAATTATTTGGTAGAACCTATGTTGGCAGACTATTATTTATTCCCAGCGAACTTAAAACATTTTGTTTATCCATTTAATAGTGATGATACAACTGCTGAGAGAATATCTTTTAGTTTTAATACAACCATTATATTTGATGAAATGACCCAAAATGAACAAAAGTAAACCATTTTTAAAAGTTGAGCATGAGCTTATAGATGATCAGGTTCTTACCCCAACTCAGAAATGCCTATTGTTGCTCCTTAGACGGCTCAGAACAGCACCTAAAGGGTGTACCCCTAGCCATCTGTATCTAAAAAAAAGATTGCGTTTAAAAAGCAGTAAAACCCTTGTTAAGCATTTGGACAGATTGCAGTTGCTGGGATATATAACATGGCAAAATAGAGGCAAAGGTAATACGAATAGGTTTATATTCAGGGGACAAGATAACTTTCAATCAATCCTTTTGCACAACCTACGATTAAGAACTAAAATGAGTAAGCAACAAAAGATTTTGTACGAAAAAAGAAAGCTAGAAAAGGCAAAGGAAAAAGGGGTCATCTTACTAAAGCCAGTTAGAAAGGTCTAGCAGTGAGGGTGAAACTTTTGCACCTAGATAGGTGAAATAATTACACCTGATATAAAGATATAATATAAATATATACTAGTTAGAATATGGCTAATAAAAAGTTAATACACAATATTATTAACAAGACTAGGAAGTCTTTTGACTTCCGATACCAACAAGCAATAATTAGAAACAAGAACCAAACTCCAAAAAACCCCCCACTGGTTAAGCTATTACAGTATCTACAATCTATTAAGATTTCTGACGCAGAAATTGACCAAGTTGTCAGGGAATATTGGGAAGCTGTTGAAAAGAACCCTAGCTTTCAAAAAGAAATTGCAGATAAGTTCAAGATCAAGTATAATGGTAAAGTTTAAACACAATATCTAGGTATTTAACTATCTTCTCAAAGATAGTCGCTTAGGGGCGATCTTACCCTTTCTTTTCGCCCCAAGCACCTCCAATTAATAACTACCTTTTAATGTTATATGCGGTATTGTTTTTTTAGTTCTGCTTTTTTTATCTAATATTCTTCTAATAAATGAAAGAGCAATGTCATCTTCTTTAGTCCAAGACAATCTATTGCTTTCATAAATATCTCTTTGCCAATCAAGAAATTTTTTATAAACTCTAGTAGCTTTTGTATTCTTTTTAAAACCACCCATTATCCCTCCCCATTGCATTGCAATTCAAGGTCATATTCTTTGACCACCAATTTAGCTGTCATACCTTGCATTTCTTTTTCAAGATCAACAATAGTACAGTCGCTAGTGTTTCTTGTAGGTGGCTTGATAACATAACCATGAATTTTTAAATCTTTGTGATAAACTATTGAACCCTTTCTAAGCATATTATTTATATTCCTATCTGTTTGCTCCAACAAATTAAATTGTTCAGCAGTAATAACTTGGCTATTCGCAGTCTGACCAACCTTGACTAGCTTTCCATTTTTTATATCTTTCATACCCTTTTCTACTTTCTTTCCATTTCAAATATACAACTCCAGCAATAATTGTCAATAGCAGTATATGAAATGATCTGTCTTCTAGCATATTTAAAAACACTTCAAACATTAGTACCCCCATATTTTAAAAGTTTTATCAATCATATCTTTTAATTGATAAGTACAGCAATAATCATTGTCTTTGTTAGCTTTGCATATTGCTTGTATTTCATCAATTAATTCTTCCTTATCTTTTAAATTATCCAACTCTAATTGTTCTTCTGTTTTCATTATATCCCCCTATTATTTATTATATGTTGCTCCAATATCATTGCCATTTCTAAGCCATAGAAAAGCAAGAAATATATAAACGCAAAGAATATTAAACCTTCAATTATTGTTTTCATCTTTTTATCCTACAACTTTCAACTTTTCTTAACCATAATTCAAAGGTGAAGTCGTCAAAACCTAATGCTTGTTGTTTGTCTTTATTTGTAAAAACATAACTACAAGATTTACAAGTTGCTTTATAAGCTTCACCCCAATATTCAATATTACATTTAGGACAATATAAATTTTTACTCATCTTTCTCCTCCTCATCTGGAACATTAAAAGTATAATTCATGGTTTCCTTATCCCATTTACCTAGATACCATTGAACTGGGCATTGCTCCAACCAGTCAAAAAAGCTATCTGGCATTTTATTGTCTATTTTCATCTTCCCCCCTCATATTCTTCAATAAAGTCTTTAGATACTTTGTAAAGTCTTTCTAAATCTTCTTTATCTAATTTTTCTTTTAGAAATTTACTTTTATTTTTAAACATAGGATTTATAGTGTTATAAATCTCATATATAAAAAGTTTAGTAAAAGAAAATTCAGGTTTCTTTTTTCTTTTAATCATCTTCCCCCCTCATAAGTTGGTAGTTGTAGCATAAATTTAACAACGAACAGAAAGAACATTGATAAACCTAGCCATAAATTAATCTGTGTTATGACTAGCAACCCAAACATTGCTAACACATAACACAGAGCAAAATAGAAAGCTTTAAGCATTAGGCAACCTCCTTTTGTTCCTTTTCATCTAATAGCTTTCTGCAAGTTTCCTCAACAGAATACCAAGCTAATAAATTTTTAAATTGATCTAATGAACCAACATTTTTAGCACCATTGAATTGTCCAATAGTTTTTAAAATGTTATCATTTCCAAAGTTTTCTGTATCTTCATGAAGCATATCCCATATTTCATCTTCAAATTCATCATAAAATTTTACAGTATCACTGTAATAAATTAATGATGATACAGAGCCATTTACACACCCATATTTTACAACATCTTCAAGGTGTAATGTTTCATCTTTTACTTCTTCAAGTACCCATTCTTTTATTGTTTTTTTAGTCATCTTTTACCCTTTCTTTTGTTAGTTTTTTGTATATATTCAACATAGGTATTTAATAACAAATTATGACTATCTTGTCAATACCTAGTCAATAACATATTTATGAGTAATAAGATCAAATTTACAGCAGAAGTATTAGAAGCCATATTTGCAGAGTTGGCATTGGGTAAGTCTATTAAAAAGGTATTAGAAGCCAAATCATTATCTTGGGAGGGATTTAGAAAGCTTTTACACAAAAAGCCCAAAATAAGGCAAGAATATGAACAAGCCAAAAGTGATGGAGTAGATTATTTATTAGGTGAAGCAACATCACAGCTTGAAAGTGCCATTGCTGATTTTAAAATAAATGGTAAAGGCGACCTTGCTATCAGTCACTTAGTTAAGGAAGCTGTCGCTTTAACCAAGTGGAAAGCAACGCATTTATTACCTAAATACTCTAATAAACAACAAGTAAAGCATAGCTTTAACGCAGAAACACCGCTAGTTGTTAAGTGGGAAAAGTCACAATAATTATTAAATAAGATAAGTAATACAACATTTATTGTTGATGGACTGCCAAAGTTTGTGCGTATTGTTGCCCACAGTTGCTATAGGTTTGCGTTATTTCTAGTACATTCTGGTGCTAGTTGCATAATAAATATATAATTCTAGTGCTAGTTGGTTCTTATAATGTATCGTTATC